AATGTTTGAATTTTAGACCCAGCTTTTAATCAGGTTCGTGACGAGCGGAAGCTTGCTCGTGATGAACGCGGAGAATGCAAATGACAAGAATTCTTCAACGGAAAGGAAAAAGCCCATGAATAAAAACAAACTGAAAGACCGTTTCCGGCCCATACCGCCAATACCGGAGAACCTGACTTCCGATAAGCTGGACGAGCTGGGCCGGTTCATAGAACTTGAATGCGCCAAAGTGATGGCAAGCAATATTCGAACTAAAAATCCTGCGACATTGACCGCCAATCAGAAGCGCATGGTGGCGTTAAAAGAATTTTGCGACGGGCTTAATGCAAAGGCGGTTGAAACGGACAGAAGGGAGGGAAGGGTTTAATATGTCAACGATTAACAGTGTTCTTTCGCTTACAGACCGCATGTCGCAGCCCCTTGTGGAGATCACCGAGAAAATGAATTTATTGCAGCAGGCCATGACTGCCATTGCGCTCACGGAGGTTGAGGGCGGATTTGAGCAGGCCGCTGCTGCTATCAGCGTGGTAGAGCAGGCAGTGGACGAAGCGAGTCAGGCATTAATGGAAACGGCAACCGAAGCGCAGACCGCTGCCGACAGCGTAGCCGCCGCTGCTTCCAGTATGTCCACCGCCGAAAGCGCTGCCAACAGTGCCGCGCAGGCGATTGAAGACACAGGAGAATCAGTGCGGGAAGCATCATCGGCTGTAATGACCGTGGAAAACGCATTGCAAAAATCCAATGATGCCATGAATATCGCTTCGCAGAGCGCAGCCAATTACCAGAGTGAATTGGATAGGATCACGGAGGCCATGGATAGAAATGAAGCAAAAATACACGAATTAAATGCAGCACAGGAACTCGCGTATTCGGAAAAACGGCAATCCGTGATAGACAAACTCATAGCGGCACAAGATAAGCTTAACGGAACCTACGGAAGGACAGAGGTTGCACTAATGAAAGCAAATGCGGCCTATGGACAACAAAAAAGTAAGGTTGAGCAACTGGAGCAAAAAATAAAGGAAATGTCAGGAAGCAAAGAAGCCGAAGAATGGAACAAGGAAATGCTCAAGTCGGAACGCCAGCTTGCAAAGATACAAGACGGACTTTCTGGAATTGCGCAAAAAATAAAAGGAGCAGCAAATCCGTTCGGCGGTTGGCTATCGAAAGCTGCCGGAGTATATAGCACCATGCGCCTGATCAACCGGATAACCAACGCTATCAAAGGTTCCGTTGTTTCAGTTCTTGACGCCACTGGAAAATGGGGGACGACCACTGACGGAACGGCGACGGTCATGAACAAATTTAATCAATCAATCGAAAAATCACAAAAGGCGATTGGTGACCAGCTTCTCCCACTCATGGCGATAGGATCAGAAATGGCGGCGAATGCATTTGACTGGATGGCGCAGAAAGCTGTAACTGCCGTTACCTGGATTAATGAAAACATTGATAAAGTTGTGATGGGATTAACGATACTTAGCGTGTTTGTGTTGGCGGCTGCGGCAATATGGGCCGCATCATGGGCACTTGCGAACCTGCCGTTGCTTTTGATCATCGGATTAATAGCAGCTGCATCTTCTGCGCTGATTGATGCCGGGGTAACGGTAACGGAAGTTTTGAGCGTTGCAGGTGCGGGGTTTGGGGCGCTGTATGCCGTTGTAGATAATGTTGTAACATTGGCATGGAATGCAATAGCGTCCTTTGTGAATTTTATTGGTAATGCATTCAAAGACCCCATAGGGGCTGTAAAGGTTTTGTTCTACGATATGTCAATAGGAGTCATTGAGGTTGTTGATGGCATGGTTACTGCTATCTTAAATCTTATCAAAATAATACCAGGCGTTAGTAGCGACATTGGCTCCGGGGTATCCGGGTATCTTCAAAGCAAGGTGGAAGAACTCGGTATTGCCCGCGAGGCAGCGAAAGAAGCCATGAATTGGGAAGAGTTCGTTGCGCCCAGGGAATATAAAGACATCGGCGATACAATGAATGAATTTTCCGAAAAGTTTGCAGGTATCGGCGACAAGCTGGGCGGCATCGGGGATAAACTTACCAATTTTGATTTAAGTAAATACACCGCTGCGGGGCCAGGCGGTGGAAAAGCACTCAAAACCACCGGCGAGGTCAAGATTTCCGGCGAAGACATTAAACTACTGATGGATTTGGCAACCATTGATTACCAGGTGACCTATCAGACATTAACACCGCAGCTGTCTTTAAATATTGACACAATTAGGGAAACAGTTGACGTTAATTACGTTGTCGAAGAGATAGCGGCAGTGCTTGAGGAAGCTGCGGATTCGAGGGTGGTGCTGGCATGATAGATATTATTAACACAGGAAACCCAGAATATTTTAACAAATTTTAAGGAGGAATAAAAAATGAGCAAATTACAGAATTTATTGGCATTACCGGATGTATCAGATATCCAGAAAGAGGTATTCATCAATGAGCAGCTTGGAGCTTTTATAATCAAGCCGGTAACCGAACAGCAGTTACAGACTTACCGCCTGCGCAGCAGACAGGGGAAAAGCGACACCATTGATGCCAGCCGGTTAAACTGCATGGTAATTGAAAATCATGTAGTCGACCCTGATCTTCGCAATGCGGATTTTCTGGCAGAGGCAAAGTGTGGTACCGCTTCGGATTTTATCAACCGGAAATTTACCGCCGGGATAACCGCAAGGATTGTTAACGAAATCATGGAAGCAAGCGACTTGACCGATGTAAGTGAGGATATGGAAAAAGCAAAAAACTAATTTCATCTGATGGTGAGGCCGCATATTGTCAGTATGCTGTATTGAATATGGGCTATAGGCCGTCCGAATTTGCCAATCTCCCGCAAATAGAAAAAGCATTCGTGATGACCTGCATTAAAAATAAGCTTGAGGCTGAAAAGCAGCAGCAGGCCGAAATAAAAGCGAAAAACAAAACCCGAAGACGATAACCCTAACCATCGGATGATAAATAAAATTCTTGAATTACATTTTGCAGCGGCTTGTGCGTAAACAATATGCGCAGGCCGTTACGAAGTTATTTAAATTTACAAAAGCACGGAGGGCGCGAAAATGTCAAACGAACAACTGGTAATCATGATTAAGGCCGGTGAAGATGTAAACGAGAACATGCTACAGCTTTATCAGCAAGCCGAAAATTATATATACTCCATCGTTAAGCGATACCGGGCCTTTGAAGATACAGATGATTTAATGCAGGAGGGATTCCTTGCCCTGTATGATGCCGTAGACGGCTACGATCCGGATGCCGGGAATAAGTTCCTGACCTATGCATCGTGGCATATCAGACAGAGAATGCAGCGGTACATTGTTGACAAAGGCAGCTGCCTGCGGATACCGGCCGGGAAAATTGAAAAATTACAGCGGTACAAGAAGTTTTGCAACCGGTTCATGGTGGAATGCGGCCATCAGCCCACTGATCAGGAAGCAGTCGGGCATCTGGGATGGACGGCAGATCAGGTCATGGATATAAAGATGTTGGCAATCACGTCAGAGGTCGGCAGCCTGGACTGCCCATTGACCGGCACTGACGGCGGCGAAGGTGGAACCATTGGCGATCTGATCGCTGGCCCGGAGCTGACAGAGGGCGAAGTTATTGACCGGATGCAGCAGGAGCAAGCAAGGGCAGCACTGTGGTCTACCGTTGAATCTCTCCAGGATACACAGGCACAGACGATAAAACACCGGTTTGGCCAGAATATGACGCTGGGCGATGTCGGCAGATTGATGGGGATTGGCGTGGCAGCAGTCGAACAGAACCAAAGATCAGCATTGCGGGCATTGAGGGGTAAGCCATCAATAAGGCGAATTGCGGAGGAAATGGGAGTTATTGACCAGTTCGCTTATCGTGGCGGCGTGGCGGCGTTTAAACGAACCTGGACGAGCGCCACGGAGTCCGCAGTGTTTAGGCTGATGGAACTTGATGGGCAAGAAGTATAAAGCAAGTAGGAAGAAGCGGGGCGGTCAAGGAAGGGCTGATAAAAAATCAAGTTATCAAAGTGGTAACTTGATTCAAGAAAAACCCAAAGGTAAAACCGCCCAAATCGTAGCCGGTAGTAATGGCACAGTATTTGGAGATTCTGGAGGCCTTAAAAAGACGAATCGTCTGCCCGTCCTGCTGCCAGATCAATCCCGTGACGGAAAATCCCGCTGCGGGAAAGTATGGCCAGATTCAAAGGTGATAGCAAACTGGGTGATTCAGAAAGGAGTAAATAAATGGATGATTTGGTAATTGTGAAAAAAGACAAGGCAATGTGCGATAGTTTGGCGGTGGCGGAGAAATTCAAGAAAAGACACAAGAATATGGTTCAGACGATTGAAAGATTGGCTGAAATTTCAGCCGATGTTAAAGCGTTATTTATACCATCAACCTACACGGATTCATATAGCAGGGAGCAGAAATTATATTACATGGATCGTGATGGATTTGCCTTATTGATCATGGGATTTACGGGCCGCGAGGCAGTTGAATGGAAGATGAAATATATTAAAGCCTTTAACCAGATGGAGCGACTGCTGACGGAACGTCATACCGATGAATGGAAAGCGTTGAGGACACAGAGCAAGGCCGCCCGGAGGATAG